GTGCTTTACCCGCTTGTTTCCTACACTTTTTGCCCATACCCGTAGATGCCACGGGGGGTCAATTTAATTTTGTGTGTTTATCCTTTAGATGAATTACATCGGCGACAAAGAACTTGTATGTTCTGCATTTCAGATTTGCCACCACTTGCTAACGGAATAATGTGATCGGCTGTCAAGTCATTAGGTGAGTGGCACACTCGACAGAATGGTTGCAGTTTGCGAGCGAGCTTTGATAACTGCTGCCACCTGTAATCATATCCGCGTTCTTTGCGTGAAGGGCGCGTTGCTTCTCTTCTGCGTTTGCATTCAAGACACAGATGCGCGTTGCGAACTATTGTTCCGCATTGTGCGCAGGGCCTAGGAAGTAATCCCATCGTGCTTCACCAAGTATTCTATTGCCATCGCTAGGTAGGTGGGGGAGTCGAAGAAGAATCCAAGACCCTTGTTGCAGTAAGAACAGATTACACCACGCACTGACATTGTTTCGTGATTGTGGTCAATGATTAGTTTGCCATTGAATTCTTCTGTTGATATGCCACAGATGGCACACTTGTTGCCTTGCTTCTCTAAGATGTTTTTATAGTTCTGTTGTGCTTCTCGTAAGAACTTTCTATGTAACTGACGACAAGACTTGCAGATGTTGTGTCGTTTGTTTGTTGCTTTGTTTGTGAAGCGAAAGTCTGTTATAGGCAAATCAATCTGACACTTGCGACAGATGCGCCTGTCATTCCAATTCCTCGTCATCATCATCCGTTCCGAAGCCGGCAAGACGATCCTCGGCTGGAAGAGAGAGATAAGATTGGAGAGTCGCTTGGACTGCTCTGCTCAGTAATGAATCAATAGCATCAAAAGAAAGATTCTGATCTGTTGTCATCTCTGTTTCAACATCGCCAATGCTGATTGTGATGCTCAACATTTGTGTAGTTCCAAACGCATATCAAGCAAATCGTCTATGAACTCGTCAACAATGTCGCGTTGGCGTTGTGTGTATTGAGGAAGGTTTCGTGCCTTGGTCGCGTGACTCAGGGCTTCATCGATTTCGTTGATGGATTGTTCCGAGATAGGGAACTCTGATAACGATAGTGTAGCAGAGAACCTTGACAACATTCTAGGCATTTTGTTGCCTCGCTTTCATTAGAGCTTGCAGGTCATAGGTATAACCCCGCTTCTCAATTTCAAACTTCTTGACCAAGCGATAGACCTCTCGCTCTGTCATTTGTAACCAAGAAGAGATTGCTTCTATGTCAAGAAAGAATCTGCGGTTTGGATTACTCATTGCGAGTGCCACCAATCTCAAGACCGACCAACTCTGCTTGCATTCAAAGCAACTCACATCTTGTGACAACTGTTCAACATCAATGACAACAAAACGATTGCAGTCATCAGTTGGACAAGGAATCCTTCTTGCTTGCTCTTTGAACTTTTTGGCAGCCGCACGACCCCTTGCGTGTAGCTGCCAAACTTCCCCTGCGAAGTCTAACGCCCAAGGTTGCAACAATGTCCAAGACAGGTGGGCGATGTGGAACTCACAGGTAGCATCGACCTCCATATCAGTTGTCGGCTCACGGGTGACCAGCGCAGGCGGTGTCAACTGCCTGTCGCGCCTGATAATCGCCTCCCATCCGTGGAGGATGGCAAGAAGGTCAGTTGCCATTGAAAAGTCCAAGGCATTGACATTGATACCGATAGAGCGTTCGGCGCTGACAACGCCACTGCCGGTGCGAGATGGCTCAAGGTAAAAGCCTGCCTCGAACTGTAAGTCAGGCAACTCCTTCAAGACAGAGCGAAGGCGACCGAAACAACTTCGACACTCGCCTTCAACGCTCTTCTTACAGATTATGCATTCCTTCAAAACACACACTCCTGACTCATCGCGTTGCCTGTGGATAACTTTGCCCAATAGTCGGGCGGTGTGACTTCAAAGAGTTTGAATGATGAGCAGTGATGCTCTGCCAAGATAACCGAGAACTTGGACTTGCCCCACTTGATTCGGTTGGCACTTCTCTCAACCGCCTCAAAGGACACCTTGGTCTTATGACACTCAAAGGTCATCAGCTTATTGATCCGTTTGATTATCTCTTCCTCAATGGTAAGAACAGGGGTGTCAAGGTTGCGGGCAAATCCTGCCCAAGAGATACCTTGCCAAACCAAGCCTCCGCACCTTCTGCAATTGATGGGTTTGAAATCTTGGTTCATAAGTATTCCGCAACTGTTCCGACCAACCGTTCCGCTCCCTGCCTTATAGGCAGGGGAGCGGTCGGAACGGTTATTGGCAAAACTGTTCCGTAATAGTGCGGAACAGTATCGGAATAGCGGAACAGTTGTTTTTTTACGCTCAATTTTGACCTAAACTGTTCCGACTGTTCCGCAGGCACTAACACCTTAGACAAACAACTGTTCCGTGTCCAACTAAGTAGAGCGGAACGGTTCATTTTTGCTCCAAGACTTGAACATCAAAAGCATTAAATGATTTCTTGAATTCATAAAGGTATTTCTGACCATCTTTACGATAATTCACAAAATTGCCGGCAACCAAGGCATCTAAAATGAATTTTAATTCATTATTACCGATTCCAATACCACGGTCACGAAGTTCATCAGCAATTTGATTTCGACCAACCCCGTGTCCAACTTTGTCCAAAAATGTTGACACCGCCTCCATCTTGGACTCCCTTGTGGATAACTTCACAGTGCCTCCTGAGATGGACACCGCAATCCCGCCATCGGGAAGGCTCTTGAGGTTGGCAACGCCGACAGTCTTGGCATCAGGGCAGATGGCACGGACAAAGCCAGGGCGATCCTTTGTGCAAGTTATATCCAAGGCTCCGTCAATGCCCCTGCCAAATGGCAAGGCCACAGACACGGCAAAGGCCGCGCCATCGATGTCAGCTCTCTTGGCTTGCGCTCCGATAGCGTAGTTGCCTCGGTTGTCCTTTGACTTGGTGACATGGTCAATTGTCAGGATGCCTGCCCCGCCGATTCGAAGGGGTTTTAAGACCTTCTGAGAGAAGTGGGTGGCATCTTTATTCTTCTCTAAATCTAGGCCAAGTAAGTTCATCGCTGCATTGACCCCATCAACGACAATAAGAGTTGGCAAGTAAGCCATAATCTGTGTTCTCATAATCTCGCCAATACCTTCTCCCAATGGCTCATCAGGATTTGCATATCTAAACATTTTGAACTTATCTGACTTGACTCTCAAGGTCTTGAGGCGATTAAGGATAGAGCGAGCCGAATCTTCGAAGTCTAAATAAAAGACGATGTTGTTCTTCTCTAGCTCTTGTCTTATGGCTTCAAGTGCTATCCAAGTCTTGCCTGACTCAGACTCGCCAAAGATGGCATTTATCTTGCCTGCATAAAGCAGACAGTTGCCATCTTCTCGTCTAAGCATTGAAGGAGGCTCTTCTTCTTCTAACTCAGACTCGCCAATCTCTTTTGGAATCCAAGAGGACTCCTTGATGTTGCCTTCCTCATCGTGAAGTTGAACGAGTGAAGGTGAGTGAACTTCTAAACTTGTCAGCTCTTTGCGTGCCTCGCCATAGCCCTGACTTCGTAGGGCGCGGGCAGAGGCAGTGAAATCGGCCTGATGTTCAACAAGTGTGAAGATGGCAAACTTTGAATAAGAGCGTTCAGGTTCAAACTGTGTCGAACTACTAAAGCAGAAGAACTTGTCATTGCCTGCGTGATTTGTTGTGGCGCTGATACCTTCAGACTTGCCTGGTCGCCTCCAACTCGTCACACCTGCCTTGTTGGTATAGACCTTCTTCCAACCCAAAGGCTCTAAGACCTGCTCCCAAGTGACTTTGGCGTTGTAATCATCTCCTGGTGTTAGATTGACACCTTTTGGCGCAAGTTCTTCGGTGACAAACTCAACCTTTGGAACGCAGTCAAATGTGGCAAAGAGTTGATGTAATCCTTCGCGCTCGGCGACTGTCAAGGTCGGGATAGACTCGGGCGAGCCGACCAACATTGTCCACGCTCCGCCTGACGGATGGCAGGTGCCATTTGTCGGGGCGACAATGACAAAGCCTCCCTCGCCTCTTGTTTCGGCTAGGACATCGATTCGGTCATTCTCTCCTGGCTTTCTTGCGAGCTTGGTGTTGCCAGGAACTTCTCCGTCAATGCGATAGAGCCAATGGATTCCACCCGATGGAGTCATCTCAACATAACCATTGTTGATGCGATCCCATACTTCGCCAAGGCCAGCGTTGCCTGCCATCTCTTTCAAATCAAGGTGCATCTTGTCGGCGACTGCTCTGCCTTCAAGTTCTAACATCTCTAAGTTGCCTGAAACTTTGCCACAGATAACACCAACGCCTTGGGCATCAGCAAACCAAGTCATCAACTCTGCTGTTGTCGGCCTAGTTTCTTGATATTGCTTCCAAGAGGCAATGCCAGGGCGCTTGGTGCCATCGGTTGCCACCGGCACAACTGAGATGCCTTGGTTAGCAAACTCTAAGGCTGTTAAGAGTATGTCTGTTTTCATTTCGCCCCCGTCTAATTCTTACTTGATAACTCTGTTTATGATCCACTCGACAACAGGCACCGCCACCGCATTGCCCATTTGTTTGTAGCGGTGCGAATCGGCTTGGCCATCTGTCCATCCATCAGGAAATCCTTGCAACCTCTCGCACTCTGTCGGTGTCAGCCTGCGCACTGTTGACTTTTCCAAGACAGTTCCAATGTTCTCATTGTTTGCGCTATGAGATTTAATTGTTTGGTTCTTGTCGCTGACAGTTTGATTGAAAGTGTCAAAGGCAATTGCAACTCCTGGTGTAAAGGCAGAAGTAATAGTGCCTGAAGGATCGCCATCTTCACCTAAACCTAAACCTTGTTGCAACGGCCCCTCAACTTTATCTGGTTCTCGTAAGGCATTTCGTGTGTCTATTGGAAAGACACTTGCAACCATCGGCATATTGTTTCCGCCTGTTCCCATTCTTGCCTGCAAAGTGTTTATCTTGTCATCTTGCACTCTGAAATCACCTACTCTCTGTCCATAGAAAATAATTACTGTCGCTCTTGTGTCGCCCATATCAAATGCATTCAATGTCGGTGCGACCCCCCCCCGCAACCAAGTTTCGTCATCGTCACTTGTCTGCGCTCTTTTACTTTTTACGAACCACAATAGTTTCGCTACCGCCACCAATATCACCGCCACCTGCTCTTAGTGTGGCTGAAACTTTTTCATTTTCTTTGTATTGAGCAAAACTTGCAGGACTAAAAGAAGTTTCTTCAGCAATAATGGCCTTGTTATCCAATAAATCATCAGCACAAAGCCCTTTGTAATCTCTCGCTGCTAAAGTTCCTGTGACTGCTCGTTCGCCAGTTGATTCAGAACCTCTTGCAATGGTGGTGGCAGAACCTTTCCTCGGCGCGTTGCTCTTCGCAGGATACCCTGCGCGGCCCTCTGCGATAGCGAGTATTTCTTCAGGTGATCCCCCTGAGTTTCCAAGACATCCGACAATGAAGACTCTACGCCGTCTTTGGGGAACTCCGAAGTATTGAGCATCAAGCACCCGCCAAGCGATGCGATACCCGCGCTCGACCAACGCTTCAACGACACAGGCCATATCTCTTCCGTTATTTGAGGAAAGTAGACCAGGCACATTTTCGAGGATAAAAGTTTCTGTTCTTGTTTCGTCAAGGAGTCGGCAGATTTCCCAGAAAAGTCCACTACGCGATCCCGCCAACCCTGCTCGCTTTCCAGCAACGGAAAGGTCTTGGCAAGGAAATCCACCTGTGATAATTCCGTTGGTTGGATTAAATCCTGCTGCTCGTAATTGTTCACCTGTAACCCCCTGAATATCGCCGAAAATTGTGGAGTTCGGAAATCTCCTTTGCAATACTTTTTGCGCGTTCTTATCCCATTCCACCGATGCAACAACCTTGACTCCTGCTCGCTCAAGAGATAAATCAAAACCACCGACACCAGCAAAGAGTGAAACTGCTGTTCTCATCTTGCCCCCTAACTTT